ATGCTTTTTGGTTAGATAAACGTAACCCAACACGATGTCATCTAACGCCACAAACTATCTAGAAGAAGTATTTGGAGTAAAACAATCCAATCAACCTCGTCCCGCATTGTCAGGTATTCTACAAACGCGTGATTATGATCAGTTTGAGATCCGGAATGATACAGGAGAGATTCTCCACACCTTTCAAGGTGCGAAACATGCCAATCGCTGTCTAGTTGGAGATCATGTCTATTGGGAAAAGGATCAATGCCAATTGGAACTTCGGGATGAACATCCTCTCTTTGTTGGAACAATTGAACTAACACGACCAGCACGTTATGGATTTACTTCACGAAAAACACCTCTATATTTGTTTACTCCTTATGATCCTCGTTATCCTCAGATGATTGTTGGAACCAACGAAAAGGACAAAACAAGAAACCGTATAGGATTGGTTAAATTTGAGACATGGTCGGAGTCATCTATGTTTCCTAGGGCCTCTTTACAGACGGTATTGGGTGTGTCGGGAGATTTAGAAGTAGAAAAGAAAGCGATCATTCATCAGGCATGTCCTTGGAAGTATCCAAAGATTCCATTTGAGCCAACAATGGTTGATCCAAAAAATAAACGTGTAGTATTGACAGGTTATACATTCCATATTGATCCAGCGGGGTGCCGTGATGTAGATGACGTGATTACCATTGAGACATTGGACGATCGTTTATGGAAGATAGTGATTACCATTAGCGATGTAGCATCATTTATTGAAGATGGTTCAGCAGTGGATATTATGGCATCTTTGATCAGTCAAACGGTATACGACTCATCAGGGTGTGTTCTACACGCCATGTTACCGAAAGAATACTCGGAAGGAGTATGTTCACTCTTACCTGGATCAAAGCGTTATGGTGTATCATTAGAATTCTTATGGGATGGTCATATACTGAGTGAATCAAAATGGTATGAATCAGAATTGGAAGTGAACCATTCCTATACATATGATGAATTTCAGACAGAGATATCTGAATATCAAAAAGTAGTAAAGTCGGTTACTTCCTATCTCGCAGGAGAAGAGTTAGATGACTCTCATCAATGGATTGAACAATTGATGATTTATTACAACAAAGAGGTAGGTAAACGATTAAAGGAGATGGGTTCTGGATTATTACGTCGTCATTCCGAGAAAGAAAAAGAACGCGTGGAGTGGTTTCGTCATCATTTGCCTGATTGGAAATTCCTTGCTATGACTTCTGCTGAATATGTATTATCAGAAGAAAAGGATACTTATCATAGTGGACTCCATACTGATTGCTATACACATGCGACAAGTCCGATCCGACGTTATGCGGATCTGATCAATCAGAGAGCAATTAAATGGTGGATTCATACTACTGCCGAACAGCGTCAACGAGATTTATTTATTGTTCCTGTCGCAACCTATGTATTAAATGAAAGAGAGCGAGCCATCAAGCAGTTTGGACGCGACATGGCCTTTCTGGAGGCAATTCAGTCAGGAAAAACACGTGTAAAGGCGATTATCGTTGAGAAACATGAACAGATAAATGGAGACGGATCCAGCGAATATCGTATTCGTTTCTATATTCCTGAATGGAAGAAGATGATTTCTAGTTCATATCGCAAAGTGGAGGAAGACATGATATCCACGAAAGATGAAAAAGAAACACGTAGGGTAATGACCGGATCAGAGCATGAGATCCAGTGTGCCGTGAACTGGTCATCACGTAACTGGAAAGAACGTCTGATTATTCAATGGGTATAAGAGGTATTTCAAATCTTCTAATATGATGTATAAAATACAGGGAATGTTCTCTTTTTTTTTTCAAAAATAAAATTGATTGCTCGAACTCTTAAAAAAGATACTAAGGGCAACCCACGTTAATTAAGGACTTAGACAATCGTTTCTACAACCAAGACAGAATGCCAGGCGGTTTTCATCAACATTCATCAGACATCGAATCCATCATCGGAGTTCAGTTCAGCATCCTCCCTCCTGAGGAGATTGAGCGTCGTTCCGTGGTGGAGATTACTACACAGACTCCGTATGAGGGTAATGAACCGAAGATTGGCGGTTTATTTGACCCTCGTATGGGTGTATTGGAGAATGGTAAAGTATGTCGCACATGTGGTCAAACGAATCATGGTTGCCCCGGTCATTTTGGTCATTACCGTTTGACCCGTCCGGTCTATTATATTCAATTTCACAGCATGATCATGAATGTTCTGAAGTGTATTTGTATCCGTTGTTCCAAACTCCGTATCGACAAGGAGCATCATAAGGAGTTGCTCCATCGCAAAGGCGAGGCCCGATGGAAAGAGGTGTTGTCTCTTTCATCGGGTATTAAGCGTTGTGGTCAGGAGTGCGAGGATGGGTGTGGTGCCATCCAGCCAGACAAATTCACGAGGGATGGAATTGCTCGTATCGTTGCACATTATCAAGAGTTGAAGCAACAACAGCCATTGGAGGTAGAGTACGTCCATACGCTGTTTCGTCGTATCAGTGATGAGGATGTTGATTTTATGGGTTTGAGTCGTTATTGGTGTCGTCCAGATTGGATGATTTGTACTGTGTTGAGTATTCCTCCCCCGCAGGTTCGTCCTTCGGTGGTTCAGGATAACAACCAGCGTTCCGAGGATGATTTAACTCATAAATTGTTTGACATTATCAAAAATGATAGGACACTTCAGCAAAAGATTGAGGCGAATGCGAGTCGTACGGTGATCAATGAATATACGAATGTGGTCCAATATCACGTGGCAACGTTGGTGGACAATGAAATTCCAGGTGTGGCACCGAGTGCGCAACGCAGTGGTCGTCCATTGAAATCCATACAACAGCGTCTGGGTGGTAAGGAGGGACGTATTCGTTTCAACATTCAGGGTAAGCGTGTGGAGTTTTCAGCGCGTTCCGTGATTACACCGGACCCCAATTTGAGTGTGGGTGAGCTCGGTGTGCCGTTGGAGATTGCGATGAATCTAACGATTCCTGAGCGAGTGACCCCATTCAATTTGAATAAACTCTACAAGTTGATCCAGAATGGAGCCGATAAATGGCCGGGTGCAAAGACGATTGTCAGGAAAGACGGTCGTATGATTTCGTTAAAGCATGTGAATACCGCGGAAATTGTATTGTATGATGGAGATGTTGTGAATCGTCACTTGATTGATCAGGACATTGTCCTCTTCAACCGTCAACCTACGCTTCATAAAATGTCCATGATGGGACATCGCGTCAAAGTGTTGCCATACAAGACATTCCGCTTGAACGTTCTCGTTACTCGTCCCTACAATGCTGATTTTGATGGTGATAAACACATAATCTCTCGTATTTAATGAGAGAATCATCTTGTCACCAACAGGTAGCCTCCCTTCTCCAGCTGTGAGAATCGCGATTAGGGGATAAAGGTGTAAGACTCACTATTTCTATACGACTGTGTGCGGTTGATAGGAATAATATAACTATCTAGTAGAAGAATAAAGGAGGTAAGTATTATATTAAGCTAGTATGGATTCAATTCTTGACGATGATACAAATGTAATGGGACATATTTACCTAATTACAAATGTAGCCACAGACAAACGATATGTCGGACAAACACTTAGCCATCGTAAAAATCGAGGAAAATATAGACCATTTGGTTATGTTGGAAGATTTAAGGATCATATCAGCGAAGCAATCTGTAATTCTAAAAAGAAACAGTGCACGTATATTAATAATGCGATTCGCTTATATGGTAAAGAATCATTCCGTGTTGAACTCATTCTTAGATGTCCAAGAGATGAATTGGATATACAAGAACGGAAATATATTGGAGAGTATTCAACATTATATCCAAATGGGTATAACTTAACAATCGGTGGTAAAGTATTCAAAGAAAAGGGAGTAGAAACCCAATCATCACAATCATTAAATGTTCCAAAAAAAAGAGGAGGTTGTTTATTTCGTAGTAAAGAAACCCGTGAAAAAATGACAAATAGTCTTAAAATGTTAATGGCTTCTTCAGAACTTCGTCAAACACTGATGGAGAGAACGCAGAAACAACATTTTAAGAATAAGATGTTATTATTCACGGGGATAGATATAGATATGAATAACCTAGAAAAGTATATTCATATGCGAAATAAAAAAGATGGAACGAAATTTATAAAAGTGATTGTTGGAGAAAAAACAACATCGTTTGTGGGAAAATATCAGTCCATTCAAGAATTAAGACAGAAAGCAATTGATTTCTTAACTTCTATTCATACTTCTGCAACGCTTCCAAACTGTTCGGGGAATCCCTAAAGCATTCGCTACCAACCATTGCTTGAAAAGGCAATGGGGCTCCAGAGAAAGACTGGAGATAAGGTAATAATGTGAATGATGAGTTCGCACAGAATTGTGCTTACAAAATGGGTCATCCGCAGCCAAGCACCTTACTACCGTTTGTCAGGTAAAGGTGAAGGTTCAGAGACTAAATGGTAGCGGGTCATACATGACGGTCTAGACAACCCGATATGGCTCAAGATATAGTCCGCCCCCCTTGGAAACTTGGGGGATGTTCGGAGATGAACGCACATATCCCCCAGTCCTACGAATCCATGGTAGAACTGGAAGAAATCGCCGCGATCCCTCATCATATTATTACGCCTCGTCATGCGAAACCGATGATCGGTGTCTATCAAGATACTTTGGTCGGTTCCTATCGTCTGACGCAACCAGGAATTCAATTCACGCGTAAGGAATTTATGAATTTGATGATGTGGAACAAGCGATTTGACGGAACCATTCCAGCGCCACGTATGGGACAGCGTTGGACGGGTCAACAGGTGCTCGGTGCCTTGTTGCCACCGATTAATATGGAAATGTCAAACAAATCCTTTAACGAGGAAACAGAAAACAAAAAAGATTCTGTGAACTATGTTCGTATCACACAGGGCGAAATTCAGCAAGGTGTGGTAGATGGTGATATTTACATGAAACCATCCAAGGGTATTATTCACATGACATACAATGATTTCGGTCCAAAGGACACTGTGGATCTGTTGGACGCACTCCAGAATACGGTTGAACATTTCTTGGTGATGAATGGTTTCAGCGTGGGTATCAGTGACTTGATTGCCGATGAAAAGACAAAAGAAGACATTGATGCCAAGATTCAGGAGCGTAAGAAGAAAGTTGAACAACTTATTCTACAGGTTCATTTGGACTTGTTTGACAATAATACAGGAAAAACCAATCAGCAAGAATTTGAGGATCAGATCTTCGGCATTTTGAATCAGGCGACTTCAGACGCAGGTGATCTCGGTCAGAAATCTCTATCCAAAGAGAACCGTCTTCTGGCCATGGTTCGTTCAGGTTCCAAGGGTGAGCCATTGAACGTGGCGCAGATGATGGCGTGTCTCGGACAGACTGCGATTGAGGGTAAGCGTGTTCCGTATGGATTTACAGATCGCACACTGCCTCACTATAAGAAGTATGACGATTCGGCGGAATCTCGTGGCTTTATTGAGTCTTCCTTCATTCGTGGTCTGACTCCACAGCAATTCTTCTTCCACGCCATGTCAGGTCGTGAGGGTTTGATTGACACAGCCGTGAAAACCGCCGAGACAGGTTACATTCAACGTCAGCTCATCAAGTCCATGGAAGATCTAATCGTTCACCACGATGGAACTGTTCGTGATGCGAATAACAATATCATTCAATATCATTATGGTGAAGATGGTGTGAACCCTACCAAGATTGAGACACAATCTCTCTCAATTGGTAAATTATCAGATGAAGAGATTATGAATGAGTATGGTATGCGTGAAGTAGATTGGAGCACAGTTCTCATTGAGGGAACTGTCCGTGAGGGTGAAGATGCGCTAATGACTGAGTACGTGAAAGACTTGATGTAT